GAAGAGTATTTGAAAACCCTCAAACCGTTTGTTTGCGAGTTAAAAGAGTTTGGCAGACAGGACAAACCCTGTGATAAGCAATGTAGTTCTTGTAAATGGTTTGAACACAATGCAAACTAATGTTTTACAACGGATTAGAATATGAATTTTAAAAATTACGGATTATGAGAATATGGCACATTGGAGATACTCACACGTATCATAAATTATTAGAAATACCTGAAGGAGTAGACATGGTTATCTTTAGTGGTGACTGTTCTAATCCTAGAGCTCCTTATACAAATGAGCTTGAAGTTAGAGGTTTTATACATTGGTTTAAAACACTACCTATTGAACATAAGATATTTGTAGCTGGTAATCATGATTCAAGTATTGAGTCTAAATTAGTAACTAAAGACGACTTTGAAGCATATAATATTATTTACTTAGAGAATGAAAGTGTTGTCATAAATGGTATTAAAATCTTTGGATCACCATTAACACCTCAATTTGGACAATGGTCATTCATGAAAGCTAGAAACAAGTTAGATAGGATATGGCCTTCAATAATAGAAAATGATGTTGATGTAGTTGTGACTCATGGACCTCCTAAAGGAATATTAGATATTGCTGAGGATAGAAACCATAACATTGAATTTTGTGGTGATAGATCTTTAATGAACAGGATTAGAAAGATTAATCCTAAACTTTCATTATTTGGTCACATACACAATAACTCAGGGATTAAGAATGCTGGAACTAGAACAGTTGCAGGGATGCAGACTGTATTCTCAAATGGGTCAGTAGTAACAGATAGAAAGTTTGGAACATTAAGTAGTAACGGAAATATATTAGAAATATAATTATGGCAACAATAGATACAGGTAATATAAAAGTAAAGTTATGAGTAAACCAAAAGAATCATGGGTAGGACAACATGCTGCATTTAGTGAAGCATTAAAGTATATGAATGCCAGGCAAAAAGGTGAAGAGAAATCTATATACACACCTTGGCCTAAATTTAATGATGCTGCTACTGATGGTTTAGAATGGAATACTCTAACTGTTATTGGCGGTAGACCTGGTTCAGGTAAAACATTAATTAAAGATCAAATAATCAGAGAATCATTTGCGCTTAATCCTAATGATGACTTTAGAGTATTAGAATTTCAATTTGAGATGGTGGGTAGAACCTCAGCAATCAGAGAGTTTAGTTCTATGACTGGTAAGACATATAAAGAATTATGTAGTGCAGGTAGTATTTTGCAACCGGATGTATTAAACAAGTGTTTGATGTATGCTAAAGAAAGAGTTAAAAATCCGGTAGATATAATTAGTACTCCTTTAACTGTAAATCAAATGCGTGAGCAAATTGACATGTATATGAATTTACATAAAGGTAAGAAAACAATAGTTACTTTAGATCACACCATGTTAGTTAAAAGAGCACCATATCAAAATAACACATTAGATATGATGTTTGAGCTAGGTGAATTCTTTACTCAATGTAAAAGGGATTATCCTATTTTGTTTATTGCTTTATCACAGCTAAACAGAAACATAGATAGCCCGGACAGGGCAATTGACGGTAAGTATGGTAATTATATATTAGAGTCAGATATTTTTGGTTCAGATGCTATGTTACAACATGCTGATATGCTCATAGGTATTAACAGACCCGCAAAACAAAAGATTAGGTTCTATGGCCCTGATAGGTACATTATAGAAGATGACAAAACATTAGTATTGCATTTTCTTAAAGCACGTAATGGTGATGCTAGAATGAGTTTCTTTAAAGCTAAGTTTGAACAAATGAAGATTGAAGAAATGCTTACACCAGGACAACAAGAAAGACGTTAACATTAACAATTAAAATATGGCAATATCAACGGCAGAGCGTAAAAAAAGAGTCTCTGATTTAAGAGAAGCGCATGAAGATTACTTTCAGACAGAAGGTAAGCTTAATGCACTATATATACCTAAGATGGCATATAGACCATCAGGAAAAGATGAATTACATGTTAGTTTCTTTCCTAGTGAATTAGAAAAAGAAGAAGATGTATATACAGAGTTTGTAAGTATAGACTATGTATCAGAAGATCCAAAAAGAAGTTTGTATCTTTTACATTATAATCCACATTGGAAATCAGAGTATGAACTTATTACTTCTAACTCAGGATTTCAAAGACACATGATTCCTGTAAGTGAATTAAAAGTAGTTAATGATGTAGTATCCGCTCCAGTAAAGCCAAAGTTTTCTACTGCTTCTGTTAAATCTACTTCTATAGATATCTTTAATATAGCAGACCCCGAAGCAACAGGTGATACGTTACTTATAGATAAGTTAGAAGAAATTAATCAAACCTTAATAACCTTAACCAAAGTAATCAATAAATTTAATAAATAAATATGGCGCAAAGTGTATTAGTCATAGCAGATTCTGGAACTGGAAAATCCACTGCTATTAGAAATTTAAATCCAGATGAAACATTCATTATAAACATAGCTAATAAGCCTTTACCATTTAAGGGTTGGAAAAAGAATTACACATTAATAAGTAAGGATAATCCACAGGGTAACTTGGCCTCAGCATCTTCTGCGGCAGGTGTTATAAAAGCAATGAATCATGTAGATCAGAAAAGGCCAACAATCAAAACATTAGTTGTTGATGATTGGCAGTATATGAGTTCTTTTGAATATTTTGATAGAGCCACAGAGAAAGGTTATGATAAGTTTACTCAAATTGCAGCTAACCTTGCCATGGTGGCAAAGTTGCCTAAAGATTTAAGAGATGACTTAACTGTAATCTTCTTAACTCACTCAGAAGATTCAACTGATATCAATGGAAATAGAAAAATCAAAGCTAAAACTATAGGTAAAATGATAGATAATACTTTAACTTTGGAAGGCCTATTTTCAATTGTATTATTTGGGAAAGTAAATAAAAATGATGATGGTGAACTTGAATATGGTTTTGAAACTCAAAACAATGGAGAGAACACATGTAAATCACCCCAAGGTATGTTTGAAGATAGCTTCATTCCAAACAACCTGCAGTATGTAAAAGACTGTATGAAAAAATATGAAGAATAATTAATAAACTAATAAAACAAAAATTATGTTAAACACTAGTGGAATGTCAGCCGGAAGCGGTAAAGAAAAACCAGTAATTGGACCAGGAAATCAAGTTGTTAAAATCAACTCAATCACTTTTGATGTAACTCCATATGCAGCAGATGCATTTAATATTATGTTACATGTAGAATCAGAACCTATGGAAGGAGAATTTCAAGGTTTCTTGTTAGATGCTAATGACCCAAATAGCCCACGTTATGCTGGTCAAGTAGGAAGAGTTAGATTTTCACCATATGCATATAAAGATACTATTTTACCAAACGGTAATGAAATTAGTAGAGATACTGAAGTAATGAAAGCAATGATCTTTTTATCAGAACAAATTGGTAAAAGAACTGAGTTAGATGCTATACAAGCAAATACTATTGAAGACTTCATGCTTAAGTGTAATGCTGTACTATCAGGACCGACATTTATGAATGTTTGTTTGGGTACACGTGAGTGGGAAAACAAAGAAGGTTATGTAAATAATGATCTTTACTTACCAAAAATGAGCAAAGCAGGAATTCCTCTTGAAGCATTAGGTGTAGAAAACTCTAGATTAATCACATACAATGTTAATGATAAAAATCATTACAGACCTGTAGTTAAGAAAGATGTACCAACAACAAATGCATTTGAACCGGCTGCAATAGCAGGTGATGATTTTGATTTGTAAATCAACTAAATAATATAAAGAGGGGATGATTTAGGTTGTCCCCTTTTTTTTATTTAATTTTAGCCTTTATGTTTAACACAAAAAATTTAGTACTAGAAGAGCAAGATATACCCAGTTATTGGGTGTTTCAGCATTACTTAAATTTATCTGAACCATTAACTGGTCAGGATATAAAGCTAACATCTATATTTAATCCTCTTGAAAAAACACCAAGTTTCTGCATTTATGTAGATAAAAGGATAAGACAGTATAAGTTTAAAGACTTTTCAACAGGTAAGAATGGTAATAAGGTGGATTTAGTAAAGATGCTATTTAACATAGAATACCCAGAAGCAGCCAGGAAGATAGTAAAAGATTATAATCTACATGTAAAGACTAATGGTTTTAAAGAAATAGATTTTAAACCGGAAGCAAAGTGGACAGTTGATTTTATTAAAATAAGGCCGTGGAATGAAACTGATAGTAAGTATTGGTTATCATTTAGAATAGGCATGTCTATATTATTAGAATATAATGTGAAACCTATTGAGTATTATAACTTAGTTAAAATAGAAGAAGACAAAGTAGAATCTATTACTATAAAAAATAATAGTCTTTACGGCTATTTTAATAAAGCAGGTGGAGTATGTAAGATATATCAACCTACTAGCAGCAAACATAAATTTCACAAAGTAAAGCAATATCTTCAGGGTTATGATCAATTAAAGTTTGATAAACCTTATCTGGTAATATGCTCATCTCTTAAAGATGCATTATGCTTAAAGGGTATAGGATATAACATAGAAGTTTTAGCTCCTGACAGTGAAAATACAATGATAAAAGCTTATGTAATAGAGCATTTAAAAAAGAAGTACAAAAAAGTAATAACTCTCTTTGATAATGATGAGGCTGGCCTCAAGGCTGTTGAAAGATATGCTAATGCATATAAGATTAACGGTTTTGTACCAACTATATGCAAAGACATATCAGACGCTATGAAGTTACATGGTTTTGATAAAGTACATGCTATGCTAAAACCATTACTCAAAGAAACCTTAAATAAATAAATATGAGATGGTTTATACCAGGGTCCGTACCCAGTTCAAAAAACGGAAGACGTTGGACAGGTAAATATTTTATAGCTAGTAAAGCTGTAATGAACTATAGAAAGATTGCTAAAGATTATTATGCAAAGTATGCAGATGATTTTAAAGCTGAGCTTGCTAAACATTCATTACCAGCAAAAATATCTTTTACATTT